ATAAGTATGATTATATTAGATCCACAGCTATAACAATGCCTACCTCTGGAGTGCCTTTTTAATGCCAGACAGTTCTCAAGTACAACCTGTAGCATTTAATTGTGAGGGCGGTTTAGTATTAAACCGTTCTTCTTTTCTTATGAAACCGGGTGAGGCTTTAGTTCTAGAAAACTTTGAGCCTGACGTTGAGGGTGGCTACAGGAGAATAAACGGACACCGTAGGTACATTAATCAGATAGTTCCAGTTACCTCTGCTGACTCAGAGAAAGTTATTGGTGTAGCTACTTTTGGTAATAACGTTTTAGCTTGCAGGGGAGAGAAGATATTCTCTTCTACTTCAGATGAGATAAAAAGTTCTATAGCTATTAACACATCTATGTCTGGTTCTGGTACAATCAAAGTAGAATCTGTTGCAGGGTTTGCGACAAGTGGTGCATTTCAGATTAACTCAGAACTGTTTACCTACACAGGCGTAGATGCAGCATCTAGTCCAAATGAGTTTACAGGTGTGACAAGAGCTAGAGAAGGTACGTCAGCTGCTGCCCATTCTCTTAGTGACGTTATCTCAGCCAACTGGACAGAGATAGATACAGGTAGAACCAACGCCTCTAAGTATAGGTTTGAACGGTTTAACTTTGATGGTAATGAAAAGATTGTATTTGTTGATGGGGTAAATGCACCTGTAGTTTTTAACTTAGCTCTTAGTGCTGTTGATGTTAGTGCTAGTGCTGTTGTAGGTTCTAAGTTTGTTGTCTCCTATAAGTCTCATATGTTCTATGCTGGTAAGTCTACTACCCCAGAACTATTAAACTTTAGTGAGGGCTTCAACGAAGATGGTTTTAGTACGGGTGGATCTTTACCTGCAGGGAGCATTAGAGTAGACGATTCAATCACAGGAATTAAAGTCTTTCGTGATAGCCTCTTTATCTTTTGTGAGAACAGAATATTTAAACTGACGGGTAATACCTCTAGTGACTTTGCTATTGTACCTGTTACGAGAAACATTGGTTGTATCAACGGTGACACCATACAGGAATTTGGCGGTGACTTAGTATTCCTTGGGCCTGACGGATTACGGACAGTTGCTGCTACTGCAAATATTGGTGACACAGAACTAGGTACAATAAGTAGAAACGTGCAGTCTATCTTTGACGCTAACATCAAGGACTCCTCCTCGTTTGAAAGTGTTGTTGTACAAGACAAGACGCAGTACAGGATATTCTTTACTAAAGAGAACCAAGCAGTTAATACTACACGAGGTATTATCTGTGTCATGAGAGAAGATGGTTATGAGTTTTCTGAGATACGTGGTATAAAACCCTCTTGTACAGACACACTTGTACAGGCTGGTAATGTTATAGTATTACATGGAGACTTTAATGGCTTCATACACAGACAAGAAAAGGGCAATACCTTTGACGGTACACCCATGCTAGGTAAGTACAGAAGTACTGACTTGTCTTTTGGTGACACAGGCATCCGAAAGCATATGCAAAGAGTTATTATTAACTACAAACCAGAATCTGCTATTGACGCAGACCTATTAGTAAGATATGATAATGAGAACGCAGACTCTCCTAGACCTGCGGCATACCCTTTAGATTCTACTGTTGTAGCTGCACAGTTTGGTTCAGCTATATTTAGTGTTATAGGTGGTGCAATTAGATTTGTTTTTGGTGGGGCTTCCCAACCGCTTGTAAGACAGCCTGTAGAAGGCTCAGGCTTTTCTGTAGTTTTAAGAATAAATGATGGTGGTGAGTCGGCACCTTATTCACTTAAAGGTTTCCAACTCGAATATCAATTAGGAGCAAGACGTTAAATGGGCGCTACATACACAAGACAATCAACCTTTACTGATGGCGATGTCATTACTTCGGACCTGTTTAACAACGAGTACGATCAGCTTCTAGCTGCCTTTGCTGCTAGTTCAGGCCACACACATGACGGTACTGCTGGTGAGGGTGGTCCTATTACTGGACTACTAGCAGACAATATTACTATTGGTACAAATGCTGGTGACATAACTATAAACTTTAATGGCGGTAGTAATGACGGTGCTTTTAAGTGGATGGAAGATGAGGACTACTTTGAGTTCTCTGATGACATACTTATTGCTACTACAGAGAAGATACAGTTTCGTGATACTGCTATCTTTATTAACTCTAGTGCTAATGGTCAGCTAGATATTGTAGCCGACACAGAGATACAGATTGCTGCTACTACTATTGATATTAATGGTAACGTAGACATAAGTGGTACTCTTACTGTCGCTGGCAATTTTACTTTTGGTAGTGCAGTTATTTCGGAAGCTGAACTAGAGATACTAGATGGTGCTACTGTAACAACTGCTGAGTTAAATATCCTTGATGGAGTTACAAGCACTGCTGCAGAAATTAATCTTTTAGATGGTGTAACTTCTACTACAGCAGAGTTAAACATCTTAGACGGAGTTACCTCAACTGCTGCAGAGCTAAACATATTAGATGGTAAAGCCTTTTTAGATGAAGACAATCTAGCCTCTAATAGTGCTACAGGTATTGCAAGCCAACAATCTATTAAAGCCTATGTAGATGGTATTACTACAACTAACATTGTTTCTACGGGAGCATTAAATTCTGGCTCTATTACTAGCGGCTTTGGTAACATTGATAATGGTTCGTCTACAATTAGTACCACAGGTCTTATCTCTGGTGGCTCACTAGACATTGATAGTGTTTTAATTAATGGTGCAACTATTGGCCATACAGATGATACAGATTTAATTACTTTAGCTGATGGTGTAGTTACAGTAGCTGGCGAAGTATCTGTTACTACATTAGATATTGGCGGGACTAACGTAACTTCAACTGCAGCTGAACTAAATATCTTAGATGGTGTAACTAGTACTGCAGCTGAGTTAAATATTCTTGATGGTGTAACTAGTACTGCAGCTGAACTTAACATCTTGGATGGTGTTACTAGCACAGCTGCTGAGTTAAATGTTCTTGATGGCGTTACTGCAGTCGTAGGTGAGCTTAATGCTCTAGACCTTGGTAGTACAGCTATTGGTACAGCAGTAGTATCTAAAGCTGTTGTGCTTGACGCAAATAAAGACTATACTGGAATAAGAAACTTTAGTATTACAGGTGACCTGTCTATTGGTGGTAGTTCTACTATTGTAGACTCTGTAACAATGACTGCTAATAATGCTGTAGTCTTTGAGGGTGCTACAGCAGATGCACATGAAACTACTTTAACTAGTGTTGATGCTACTGCTGACAGAACAATATCTTTACCTAACGTATCAGGTACAATACCAGTACTAGCAGCAGTTTCTACTGTAGCAATTACTTCTACACCAGAAGAGCTTAACATACTTGACGGTGTAACGTCTACCGCTGCAGAACTAAACTTGCTTGATGGCGTTACTTCTACGACAGCAGAGCTTAACATTCTTGATGGTGTTACATCTACAGCAGCAGAGCTTAATTTAGTTGACGGTCTGGTTGGCATTGTTGCAAAGACAAGTGCTACAGGTTCAGCCTTACTGCCCACAGGTAATACAAGCCAGCGAGATGGCTCACCAGCTACAGGTGCATTTCGTTTTAACTCTACCCTAACTGCATTTGAGGGCTACAATGGTTCCGCATGGGGGTCAGTTGGTGGTGGTGCAACTGGTGGTGGCACTAATGAAATGTTCTACGAAAACGACCAGACAGCAAGCGCAAGTTATACAATCCCTGCTAATAGAAATGCACTGACTACGGGACCAATAACTATTGCTGATGGTGTTACAATAACAGTTAGTGACGGTTCAAGATTGGTGGTAATATAATATGACAATAACATTAGATGGTACAAATGGTGTAACAACAGCGGGTATAACTCTGGGGTCAACTGCCATTGCTTCAACAGGTGATGAGATTAACATCCTAGATGGAGTTACTAGTACAGCCGCAGAGCTTAATATACTTGATGGGGTTACTAGTACAGCAGCAGAACTTAATATATTAGATGGAGTAACTTCTACGGCTGCTGAACTAAACATCTTGGATGGTGTTACAGCTACAGCAGCAGAGCTTAACCTAATAGACGGTGGTACAGCCAGAGGTACAACAGCCTTAGCTGACGGTGACGGTATACTTATTAATGACGCTGGTACAATGAGAATGTCTACCGTCCAAACCGTTAAAACATATATGGCAGACGGTCTTGGCATATCGGCAATCGGGCTAGCAACAGGCGGAACAATTACTACTGATGGAGATTTTAAAGTCCACTCGTTTACAGCAAGTGGGACATTTACAGTAACTGCAGCAACAACTTTTACTTTTTTAGTTGTTGGCGGTGGCGGTGGTGGCGCAGCTGCACTCGGTAGTGGCGCAAAAGCTGGTGGGGGTGGTGGTGCTGGTGGTTTTAGAACAGGACAAGTAGTTCTTAATAAAGTTGGCGGTAATAATACTGCTTATGAAATAGTAGTTGGAGCGGGAGGCGCTGAACACCAACAAGGTGCCTCTTCAGGAATTAATGGGCCAGAGTTGAGTTTTATTAGTCTTGGCGGAGGTAATGGTGGCAACGTTACAGATGCTACTATTGC